ACATGGCTAAAGCTGACGCATTGAAAACATTATTGACAGGGGTATTCAGTCAGGTACCTATTCGTTGGGGACTGACTGGAACTATCCCTAAAGCTAAGTTTGAATCACAAAGTATCTTTGTTAGTTTGGGCAATCTAATTGGTAAACTAAGCGCAAGTGAATTACAGGACCAGGGTGTATTAGCACGTTGTTATGTAAACATTATGCAATTACAAGATGAAAAAGAGTTTACCAACTATCAAAGTGAACTAAAGCACTTATTAGAAGATAGTGATAGATTAGACAAGATAAGTAGTTTGATCAACGGTATCAACAATACAGGAAACACATTGATATTAGTTGATAGAGTTAATGCAGGCAAAGAGATTGTAAGTAGATTGCCCGGCAGTGTATTTGTCAGTGGTGCTACAAATATGAACGAAAGAAAAGAAGAATATGATGAAGTTGCGACAAGTACCAATAAGATTATTGTGGCTACCTATGGTGTTGCCGCTGTGGGCATTAATATCCCTAGGATTTTTAATTTGGTTCTTATTGAACCCGGGAAAAGCTTTGTCCGTGTTATACAAAGCATTGGGCGTGGCATAAGAAAAGCAGAAGATAAAGATTTTGTCCAAATCTATGACATAACCAGTAGCTGTAGGTTTGCTAAAAGACATTTGACACAACGTAAGACTTTCTACAAAGAGGCTAACTATCCATTTGATATGGAGAAGATAAAATACAAATAAGTTATCCATAAAGGTTGATTTATTATTGTAAAGGTAGCATACTAACAACATATGAACATATTATTACTTGACAACACAACATACAATTTAGAGAATTTGCCGGAAGAAGTAGATGACTTTAGATTTGCAATACTTGATAACTCAACACCCACACAAGTTGATTATCATTATATCCCACTTATCTTCCTAGAAAGTTTCAATAGTCCGGCACTTGTATTACGTATCGGTGATAATGTTATCAAAATGCCACTGGATTGGCAGATACTTATCGGTGAACAAGAGCATGGTGATTTAGAAACATTGCCACTAACAAGTATCAATGATAGAGGATTCAACGCATTTGTATTCAATCCACTAAGTTCATTCAATCCTAGCTTTTTACCAATAGAAATTATTGACATTTACCATGATGTAACATGGTATGCACCTAGACTAAAGAACGGTCAGTTCTTATGTGTCCCGATTGAAGATGGAAGTAAACCTCGTTGTGCTTATTTTGTAAAAGAGATTAGCCGTAATTGTGAAATTGTAGATTATTCATTAGCTTGGTAATATGGCAACTAAAACTCCTGTAACTGAAAAGTTTCAAAATCAAGACTTTGACTTGTTTGAGGCAATAAATGCCATTGACAAAAAAGATTATGCTTGGTTTGATAAACTAACACCCGAACAGCAAAAGAAGTTCGTACCTTTTATGATGACACAATGGATTAGTGCTATTAAAGGTTCAGGAGATGTTCAAGGATATTACTTACTAAGTGTAGAATATCATGCCAATAAGTATCTATTCAATGAAGTGGTTCAGAAGCATCCTAAACTACAATGGCAAATGTTATGTGCCAGTAGTCCTGGATTAGGTAAACAGTTTCATCAGTGGATACCGCAGATTACACAATCAGTTAGTAAACTAAAAAGCCCGGCACAATACAAAGCTATCAAAGAATATTACAGTAAGATTTATCCTAAAGCAGATGATGAGGATATTACAGAAATATCAAAACAATATGTACAAGAACATAAGAAGAAAATGTATCTTGCGGGATTATTCCCCACAATGAAAATAGAAGATATTGAGTTATTAAGTCAAACAGTTACAGATGAAGAAATCGCACAATATGAACGTGACAGAGGAAACTAAGCATACCTGCGAGTTTTGTAAGAAAGAGTTTGTTAGAGAACGTACATTATTTACACATACCTGTACGATAAAAAATCGTTGGTTATCTAAAGACCTACCAGGTAATCGCATAGGGTTTCAAGCATATGTGCAGTTCTACAAAAAGAATAGCGCAAAGAAAAATCTAAAAACATATGAAGAATTTATCAGAGATCCTTTCTACAGTGCTTTCACAAAGTTCGGTATCTATTGTGTAGATATTAAATGTGTCAATATTACACGATACAATGATTGGTTGCTAAAGAATAACATAAAGATTGACAACTGGGCTACAGATACTAATTACACAAAGTTTTTATGTGAATATTTGTTAGTGGAAGATCCACTAGATGCCATACATCGTAGTATTGAACATATCATAGAAAAAGCCACTAATGAAAGTGTATTGACTAAAGATTATTTACGTTATGGTAATACAAATGTCATAAGTAATGAAATTGCTAAGGGTAAGATAAGTCCATGGTTGTTGTATTGTAGTAATAGCGGTGTGAAGTTTATTGAATCATTGCGTAGTGACCAGCAGAAGATGATTATGGACTACATTGATCCTGAGAAGTGGGCATTGAAGTTTCATCGTGAACCTGACATTACAAAGCAAGTTAAGGAGATATTATATGCCGGCGGGTACTAGAGTTAGAATACTTTGGGAGAAGGGCGGTACTGTTTCCGAATGGAATGAAACCTGTGCTTGGGCGGTAGAAAAATTTGGCTTGCCCGGTGATAGATTTACTACACATGCTACTGAAGATTACATGGATTTCTATTTTGTGGATGAACGTGATGCTATTTTATTTGAGTTAGTTTGTGGCTGACGTTACCTTATTTATTACTGCTAAAAGAACTATGGAAATAGGCCAAGAGTTACGGGCTAGTGGTTGGGTTCAGGGTGTTGATTTTGATTATGCTTATTACAAAGAAGAATATGATAACTTTACGTATACCAGTAACTTTGATCCAATAAGAAGCCGTAGAGCCGTATTTACTTGGTACAATGATAGTAATGCTAGTTATTTTATGTTGAGGTATGGATGAAACTTAGTATTGATGAAGGTACAGTGTATGGATTACATTATTACAATGTTACACCTTACTGTAATATGACTGAGACAATACCCTGGAATGATATTGAAAAATGGTGTGCTGACGTATTCGGTACAAGTGGTACACCTGATTATCCTGGCATATGGACACCATATGAACGATGGTATGTCAATAGTGCTAGATTTTGGTTTAAAAATAAAAAGGATTTAGAATGGTTTCTACTGAGATGGAATTAGAAAAACTTGTGAATAGCGAATCGTTGAAAGATTGGATACAAGAACAAAGTAAAAGTCTTCAACATGAAATAGATTGGAAGATAATTGCGGCTAGTTCCGGCTGGACTAATGTTCAACTAAATCACTTCACTAATAATAATCAAGCGGTTGATATTAAACTTTGGCTTGAAGAAAACTGTAAAGGTAAATGGGATAATCTAGGTACACACTTTATTTTTGAAAAGAAAAAAGATGCTGAATGGTTTATGTTACGATGGCAATAACCGACGAACATTATGACTATGATAACGGGTGGGCACTAACTAAACCAGGCTGGCATGAATGTGCAGTTAGAGTAGAAGATTATGCTAGTTACTTAGAAATAATCAAGTGGTTACAAGCAAACGTAGGTAAATATGAAAGACATAGTAGATGGTGTGTTACTGAAGTGAACACTGTTAGTTTCAAATTTAGATATGAACGAGATTACATACTGTTTACATTGAGGTGGAGTTGATGGCAAGTATCCCGCACATACAAGATTATGATGACGATGATCCAGAAATAGAAAAACGAAAGAATCGTTGGAACTATTGGGAAGCATTGAAGAAAGTTCGTAAAGAATACATGCTACAGAACACTGAGTTTGACGCATATGATTTTGAAGACTATATTGTAGGACAATATGGCTTAAAGATGAACATAGTCAATGGTAACATAACAGATGGTTATGAGATTGTTGACGAAAAGAAGTACCTAATATTTTTATTGAAATTCCAATGAGCAACTTATTTCCCATAACCTCTTTACAAAATAACAAATTTATGATATCATGGCCTAAATGGGATGATATTAGAAGGTTCAATACTAAGAAAAGGTTATTGGCTGTGTTGTTTGGTGAGATCGGTAGTTACGAAGTTGGTATCGCAATAATGCCCGGGGTAGTAAGTGATGGAGAGGTAGACATTATGTGGATTAACGCACTTACTTGGGCACAAGATGTTAACGGAGACTATGCTAGATACCTAGAAGATATGTACAATATCAAAGGCGTAGCATTTAATAGTTTAGATGAAGCAATAAGGTTTCAGGATTATTTAGAGAAGATGTATATTTGGAAAACACTACAGGCATAATATGGCACAGGATATAATGATTGATATGGAAACACTGGACACAAGTCCTGATTGTGTTATTCTAACGATTGGAGCAGTACGATTTGATCCTAAAGGTACTGGAGTAGCTGAAAGATTAGAACTAAGACCTACGATTGAAGAACAGACAGAACTTTACAACAGGAGTATAAATGAAGACACATTACGATGGTGGAGTGAACAAAGCCCGGCTGCACTTGAAGAAGCTATGGGAGAACAAGGACGAATTCCGTTTAGAGAGTGTATGGAGACGCTTTATAAATTTTGTTGGAATCGCCGTGCTGTTTGGTCTAATGGTGCATCATTCGACGTGGTTGTGGCAGAGTCGGCCTGGAGAAACCTCGACATGCGAATTCCTTGGCCCTTCTACACAGTTAGAGATACAAGAACCTTGTACGAAATCGCCCAAGTAAAATTAAAAGACGGTGGACATGTTACGAGTCATAAAGCGGTGGAGGATGCTGAACGACAAGCGGTTGTTGTACAAAAAGCATATCAGAAATTGGGATTGAGTAATGAAGTTTGATAGTGATATTGACATTGACCTGGGTTCTAGGGAAAAACTATTAGAAGTTATTCGTCATACTACGGCTAGTATTCGTAAAGGTGATTCTGTACGTAAACATAATTCAGGTGTTTATGTGACAGATATCCCCACAGACTATATCAATCAAATGTCCAGCCTAGACTACATGGAAGCAGAGAAGCGTGGATATTTCAAACTAGATTTATTGAATGTTCATGTGTATGAGCAAGTAAAGAATGAACAACATTTACTAGAGTTGATGCGTGAACCTAATTGGGCTAGGTTGAATGAACCAGAGTTTGTAGAGAAAGTTATTCACTTGACTAATCAATACAGAAACATAAAGAAGATGCCTGAACCTATTGATAGTATCCCTAGACTAGCGATGTTCTTAGCGGCTATCAGACCTGCTAAAAAGCATTTGCTTGGTAGAAAGTGGGTAGATGTTGCGAGAGAAGTATGGCGTCGGGGTAATGACGGATACACATTTAAAAAGTCGCACAGTATTGGGTACGCATGGCTAGTTGCCGTACATATGAATTTAGTTGAAGAAAAAGAAAAAGTTAAGTAAGACGTTTTACTAGTGTAATGCTACGGCGTTTAGTGCGTCTTTTATTGAGTTCATTGATGCTACAGACAGGGCCATGAACTATTGATAGACTTTTGTTATTGAAGGTTCTGAGATAAGGCTTAAAGATATTCCATTCTTCTTTCAAAAATAGATTAATTGGAATTGTTCTGTTTGATTCCCACCACCAAATATCCCCTAGTTCTAAGAACTTTTCTTTTAGAAGTGTATCAGCTATGCTTCCGTAATCATAAATAGTAGTGACGATATCATCTCTATTTTGAACGATACCGACGTAATCTTGGTTGGCATACTGACACACCGTAATAAAAGGGTGAATATTTGTTAGTTTAGTGAAAAAGTCGTTATCCAGCATCAAGTTTATTTATCGCTGCACCCAAACCGATAATAAAATAATATTATTCTCAAATGATAAATAGTAGATGATAATAGGATGCACAAATTTGTATGGCTTACAGTACACCAGTTTTTATTTACACGCAACGACAAATAGTAGTGCTATTGTCAGGAAATTCAGTAAGGAGCTATATGCCGGTCTATGCTAAGCCACTAACTCTACACAAAGGTGTAGATAACCAAATTCAATTTCAATTTTTGAATCAGGAACAAAAGCCTGTGGATATCACCGGCAAACTTATAACCTGCCGAATCATAAACAATGATGGTACTGCGGTATTGTTAGAAAAAGCATTGACAATTCAATTGGCATTGACTGGTATTGCCGCATTGTATGTAACACCAGTTGAGTTAGAGAATATTGATGCACAGAAGTGTTATTATTCATTAGAGATTCCAGTCAGTGATTTTGATTATCCTGTATTTGTAGACCAAAATGCAGGTGCTCGCGGTGATATGAACATTGTCAACAGTGTATTACCTAGTTTTGTACCCTCGATGCCGGTAAGTATTCCAACAGGCCAAGCATTCCCTTCTAATACTAGTACAAGCGGTGATGTAGCATTGACATATGTTTCCAGTGTAATAACCACAAATGAAAATCCTGTATTGACTTTACAAGCTACCTATGCTAATTATTATGGTAATACAAGTGTTGAAGGTAGTTCTATTGTAGACGGTGATTGGTATCCTATCACATTCAATGAATACAGTGGTTTAACCGAAACAAAAGGTTATGTAGTTGAAGGATTCCATCCTTTCATCCGTATGCAATTTATCAGTAATACTGGCATAGTAACTAACATATTGGCAAGATAAGTATCCATAAGTTGTTGATATTTTAGTACAGGTATGCTATACTTCTACTAATGTTTGATTTTATCTCTATTATTCCCGGCAAGAAAAAGAACACAAGTAGTGGTTGGACTACCTTCAATGCGGTATGTTGTCATAACCGCGGTCATAGAGTTGACCAAAAGATGCGTGGTGGAGTCAAAATAGAAAATCACACACAAGTTTATCATTGTTTCAATTGTGGTTTCAAATGTAGTTTTACATTAGGTAGTAAAATATCATATGGCACACGACAATTATTGACATGGTGTGGTATTGATGATTCACAAATACAAAGATGGAATCTACTAAGTTTACAGCAAAAAGACCTATTAGACTTCACCCCTGAATTCAAGCATATCAAAATAAGATTAGATGAACGTAAATTACCTGAAGGTGAAATACTTGATGTTAATAATAGTAGTCACAAACGATATGTAGAGTATTTACAGAAACGACATATTGATGTTAGTAGTTATCCTTTCTTGATAACTCCTCAACTGCCAGGTAGATACCGTGATAGAATCATTGTACCTTACACTTACAAAAATAAGATTGTAGGACACACTAGTAGATTTTTAGATGGTAGGATTCCTAAATACATAAATGAACAGCAACCGGGATATGTATTCAATATTGATATTCAAAAACCTGAATGGCAAGTATGTATTTTGACAGAGGGTATTTTTGACGCATTGAGTATTGATGGTATCGCTATCATGCATGAAACTATCAGTAATGAACAAGCAAGGGTGATACGTAAGTTAAACAAAAAGATAGTTGTTGTGCCTGATAGAGATGAGACAGGACTAAAAATATGTGATAGAGCATTAGAATTAGGTTACAGTGTTAGTTTACCTAATTGGGATAGTGATGTAAAAGATGTGAATGATAGTGTGGTTAAATACGGCAAGGCATTGACACTCATAAGTATTTTGAATAGCGCAACAAACAGTAAAATAAAAATAGAAATGCAGAGGAAGAAAATTGCAAAAAGCATCGGAATCTAATAAACCAGATTACACTTCAGTTGAAGTACAAACATTGTTTCTTAGAATGATGTTGACCAACGGAGAGTTGTATACTCGGGTTTCAAATATTATGAACCCTGAAAACTTTGAAAGGTCGTTACGTAAAGTGGCAATGATGTTCAAAGAACATACAGATCAATACAGTATTTTGCCTGATCCAACACAAATAAAAGCAGTAACTAATGTTGATATTCAACCTATTGAGAACCTAGATGATAAAATCAATGATTGGTTCTTAGATAACTTTGAAGCATTTACTAAACGACAAGAACTAGAACGTGCTATTCTTAAAGCCGCAGATTTATTAGAGAAGGGTGAGTTTGATCCTGTTGAGAAACTAGTCAAAGACGCTGTTCAAATTAGTTTACAACGGGACATGGGTACAGATTATTTCTATGATCCTAAAGCTCGTATCAACAAGTATTTCAACAGTGGTGGACAAGTTAGTACAGGCTGGCCTCAAATGGATCGGATACTGTATGGTGGCTTTAGTCGTGGTGAACTAAACATTTTTGCTGGTGGTAGTGGTTCAGGTAAATCATTGGTTATGATGAATATCGCATTGAACTGGTTGAAGATAGGATTGAGTGGTGTTTACATTTCACTAGAACTTAGCGAAGAACTAACATCATTGCGTACTGATGCTATGTTGACTGGTATGAGTACTAAAGAGATTAGAAAAGATATTGAATCTACTGAACTCAAAGTCAAAATGTCCGGTAAATCGTTTGGTAAATATCGTGTCAAAGCATTGCCGGCACAAAGTAATGTCAATCATATTAGAGCATACTTGAAAGAGGTACAAATTCAAACAGGGATAAAAGTTGATTTTGTCATGGTTGATTACTTGGATCTAGTAATGCCAGCAAGTGTCAAAGTCAATCCTAACGACCAGTTTATCAAAGACAAATATGTAGCTGAAGAATTACGTAATTTAGCTAAAGAATTAGGTGTATTATTAGTTACAGCTAGTCAATTGAATCGTAGTGCGGTTGAAGAGATTGAATTTGACCACAGTCATATCGCAGGTGGTATTAGTAAGATTAACACAGCAGATAATGTGTTTGGTATCTTTACAAGTCGCAATATGCGTGAGAAAGGTAAGTATCAGATTCAATGTATGAAAAGTCGTAGTTCAACAGGTGTGGGCATGAAAATTGATTTGGATTATGATGTATCTAATATGCGTATTACTGATAGTGATCCTGATGATTATGCTGAACAACAGTCTAAATACAGACCTACTCCTAGCGCAATTAATATTATGAATCAAATTAAAGGACAAACAACATTGGTTTCTACAGAACCTATCATAGACCAAACTACAGGCGAAGTATTAGAGCCTGAAAACAAAAAAGTTGTAGTAGATGTACAGGGGTCCAAACTCAATTCTTTGCTTAAAAATCTAAAACTGAATAAATAGTATTAGTAAGGTAAAAATATGCAAAAACAAACCAAGAGTTTGCTACAAGAATTAGAATCTATTGGAAATAACCGTGATATGTCACATGTTATTGAAAGTAGAGGGCACAATATCATTACCAGTGCTATCAACTTATTAGAAATGATTAACAGAGTGTATCCAAAAGAACAGGCTGAGATATTAGAACGAAAGCTATTAGTAGCTATCAAGTCTAGGAATCAATCAAAATTTTCTAAATCGTTGAAAAAAAATAACGATAAAGAACCTACATGAATAGTACAGAAAAACTACGAACTCTCAGTGATAAGCTAGAGAAAATAGCAATTGTTGAGGATAAAGGCCATTTAGACCATCCTGAAGATTTGATATTTTTAGGTGGTGTTGATGGTGCTAACCGTGCTATTCAATCAACGATGGATACAGCATTACATCCTGACAAAATAACAATCAAATGGGACGGATATCCTGCACTAATATTTGGACGTAATAGTTCAGGTAAGTTTAGTATTATGGACAAGCATATGTTCAATAAGAAAGACGGTACTGGAAGACAAGTATTCAGCCCACAACAGTTTGTTGAATATGACAAAGCCCGAGGTGTAGATAGAGGTGATTTGTATCAAATTATCAATAAGTTATGGCCTGGATTAGAGAAATCTGATAATAGCAAAGGATATTATTGGGGCGATTTGTTATTCAACCAACCGTTGAAAGAAAACAATGGCTTGTTCACCTTCAAAGCTAATCCTAATGGTATCACGTACACCATAGAAAGTAACAGTGAATTAGGTAACTTTCTAAAAGGAAAGAATTCTGGAATTGTTGTACATCAATTTATTCCACCTGATGCGGCTACAACAGACCAAGCTACTCCTTTAGACGGGACGATAGGACAACTAAAGAACAATAGTGATGTAGCAATATTACCTGCTAAGATGCCTATTACTCCTACGATTAAGCTAAATCAAGCATTAGTCAAAAAAGCAAAGAGTGAAATAGCAAAGTATGGTAAGAGTGTAGAACAGATGATGAACACAGCTCCTCAAGCTAGAAACACATTCAATCAATTGTTTACAGTGTACATCAATAAGAAGATTGTCTCAGGAGATTTAAGTAATCTTGCCGGTGATTTTATGGAGTTTGTGAATAACAGGCCCATGACAGATAGTATGCGTACTAAGATTACACAGCATTTTCAGCAGAACAAAGCAGGTTTGATAGGTGCGTTTACTATTTGGGTTGCTATTTACAATCTCAAAATGGATGTAGTTAATCAGCTCAATAAAGCCGCAGAGACAGCCCCTGTCAAAGGCTATTTACAAGATGGGACACAGACACAAGAGGGTTTTGTAAGTCACGGACTAAAATTTGTTGATAGAATGGGCTTTAGCCGACAGAATTTGGCTGGAAGATAACAGCCAAAACCGTGTTTTTTTGTTACCAGGACTAAATATTAGTATGAATCTATATGATTCAAACTATTTAAAGGAATAAAAAAATGTCACAATTTACAAGAGTTAATGGCGACTTCTACCCAGTAATGAACTATGACCAACCCGGATATGACAATCCAGGTGCTAATGCTGTTGAGTCAGGCTACACAGTACAGCCACAAGGTCCAAAGTTACAATATGTAACAGTTAACTACACTAGTGCACCAGGCGGAGTAATTTCAGGTACACAAATGTTAGCATCAATCAATGCTATTCAGCAATTGGCTACAGTTTACATTTACGAATACACAGCTGCCGCTACTCCAACATTAGCAATCGGTATGTATCCAGTTGGTGCATGGCAAGATATTAGTGGTTCATTTGCACCATTAGACTTAGCTATCACTGATGCATTGACAGCAGCCGGTGCAGCACAAGCTGTTACTATCAGTACTACAGCTACATTCACAAACTAATCTAATTAGATTTGAAACAAAAAACTCGGTTCGCCGAGTTTTTTTGTGGCTAAAATTTTTCACCAACCTTCTAGTTACTAAATACAAGATATGTTTAAAATTAGATGTTATGTGTTATTTGATATTACACAAACAAATGTAGTCAATAGAATTAGACCTAGCGAAGGTGAAGAATATGTTTCATGGCTGAATAAAAGAAATACACAATGTAATTTTGATACGATATTACAAGTGGTATCATTGCGTTCACAGCCTGAAAATATTCAGCCCCCTAAAAAGATTGAAATTCACTTCAATAAAGTAGACTATTTTGGATTTGTTTATGAAAAGATGAAGAAAACCAAGTATCCATGCTGGACCTTTGATTTTGAAATAAATCATCCTAGTGTGTTTGATAACGGAATAAATGAGCTTGGACTATTGTACAATGATTGTGAAAATGTACCTATGATTAATTGTACTAAAGAATATTCTAAAATGAATAATAGTTTAAATACAAGTGATGAGTTAAGAAACATATTTTTTGAGGTTATTGAAAATGAATAAAAAACAAAAGAAAGCCCAACAAGTAGAAAAGTTCATAAAAACTCAGTTCTTAGATGTGTTACAAGATATTGTAATCTTTCAGGATGATACCGGAAACTATGAACTTTTCAACTTGTATGTTATTCAGAAGCAAAACAAAGAATATGTTGTAACAATGAAAAACACATACACCGAACATTCATTTCATACACTAAAAAACGCATGTGCCTGGTGTATTTTAGATAAAAGAAATATGGTTGTTGAAGCTAAACGTGTACTAAATTTAGACCATAGATTAGCAAGTCTTGAGGTGGATATTTTTTCAAGGACACAACTATTCAACAAGTCTAAAAGTAGCGATAATAAATTATTATTCTTGTCCAAAATAAATGAAGATAAGATAAAGAAGCAACAAGCAATGACTGAATTACACACATATATCAATGAAACTAAAAGATGGCAAAATAGACGGTTTGATATAAAAACCCAATATTGAAACAAAATGATAAATACTAGATATTAGTCTTGGAAAAATAACTATGAAACTAACTGAATTTGACAACAAAAAAATATCAACTGCTTCAATAGCGTTGAAAGAGCACTTTTCTCTTCCGTTCAATACAAAGAGAATGTCTATGACTGAAACCAAGTCTATGCTTAATAAAGTCCGCGGATTGATTAATGAGACCAAATCATCCCCTAATTTTTATCAAAGCCAAACTAGTCCATCATACATGAAATTAGTGTTTATGGAGCAGAGTTTAGCAGACCATTTCAACCAACTTAGAATGGCACCAAAACCACGTATTGTTGTTGAGAATGAAACTGTTGAAAAATCACAGGTTGTTCTTGCCGCACAAGACATGGTTGATCAGGTACAGAAGATGGTTGAAGAAGTAAGTGATATGTTGGTAAAAGAATTACCAGCACTTACATCCGGTGTTCAAAGTGAGATTGGTGTTAGTGAGAGTGAAGCATTTAGTCAACAAGTTACTGAAGCATTAACTTCATTACAAGCCTCATTGACACAAAGCAAAGGTACATTACAATCGGCACTAAACGGTATTACTGGTCAAGGTGGTAGTATGATGGGTGCCCCTGCTGATGATGCGTTTGGTGGTGATGACATGGCTGGTGATATGTCCGGTGATATGGATATGTCTATGAATGACATGGGTGGTGATGAAGATATCAGCGTAGATGATGATATTTCTATTGAAGAACCTGAAGAAGAAATCCCAATGGCGGCTGGTAGAGCCAAGAGATAATGTTTCTATTTGAGTTTACTGGTGCTGATCCACTATTAGTAAAACTAGTTGCAGTGACAAGTCAATTAACTAGTGATATTGATAGTGGTCTCCAACATTCTGATTGGACTGTGGATGAATTACTAAACTATTACAGACAGAATGATATCATGTTGAGCAAAAATGATTTGTATGACATGGTTAAGAATCCTCCGTTGAACAGTAAAATAGCAAATATTGAGGGTGATAATGTTGTTTTCAAAGGACATGAAACTTCGGTAGAACCTGAAGAAGAAGATAGTAAAAAAGTTGTCAAGCAAATGGCAAAAAAAGCAATGAAGTAACATGATTACTCTCACAGAAAAAGCTACAAACAAAATAAATCAAGTACTAAAAAAGCGTGGTAAAGGTCTAGGAATACGAATAGGCGTCAAGACCACTGGATGTAGTGGTTTAGCATATGTGTTAGAATATGCTGATGAATACAGTTATGATGAATCCACAATAAATTACGCCCAAAAAGACTTTATTGTGTTAGTAGACAAAAAGCATGATGTATATTTGAAGAATATGACCGTTGATTTTGTAAGAAATGGGTTGAATGAGGGTTTTGAGTTTAGTAACCCAAATATTAGAGACAAATGCGGGTGCGGAGAATCGTTTAGAGTTTGACCCAAAATAGTTGACAGGTATTCAATAATGTAGTATAGTGTACTATTATTCACTACAAATTACTTAATGTACAATCCAACCAAATACAACTATGTCCCAATGAGCCGTGTAGAAATAGACGGCAAGCGTAGATATGCTACTCCTGATGGTGAAAAGCTTCCAAGTGTAACAACGATATTAGATGCTACCAAGAGTGAAGAATCTAAACAAGCATTACAAAACTGGCGTAAACGAGTTGGTGTTCAGAAAGCACAAGAGATTACAACTGAAGCCGCAGGTCGTGGTACACGAATGCATAAATGGCTTGAAGATTACATAAAGACAGGAATACTCAATGAGCCCGGAAGCAATCCGTATAGCATCCAAAGCCATAAAATGGCCCAGTCAATCATTAGTCAAGGTCTTGTCAAATGTAATGAATGGTGGGGTACAGAAGTTCCGTTGTATTATCCGAAAATTTATGCAGGGACGACAGACCTAGTGGGTGTACATGATGGCAGTGAAGCTATCATGGATCACAAACAAACAAATAGGCCTAAAAAGCGTGAGTGGATCGAAGATTACTTTGTACAGTTAGCGGCTTATGCCAACGCCCACAATGAAGTTCACGGTACAAAGATACGCAAGGGTGTGATTTTTATGTGTTCTGCTGACAACATCTATCAGGAATTCATCCTAGAAGGTAGTGATTTTGACAAGTACACTGATGTTTGGTTCAAACGTGTTGAGCAATATTATCTACAGTTCCTGTAACAAATAATGATAAATAAGTATAATTCTTTAAAAGATTTATACTTATGGCAATCATTCAAATCTCATCAATACAGCAACGTTCCGGTAATTTAGTAGATTTACCACAGCTTGCCGAAGCACAATTCGGTTGGGCAAACGATGCTAAACGACTATTCATCGGTGCAGCCAGCCCCAATCCAATAGAAAATGTTGAAATATTATCCTCATATAGCCAAGTTAGTTTCAGCCAAATAACAGGGTCTAACGACAATAATCTAAACTTGATTGATACTGAAGATGGACAAATATTAGGTATCAAAGTAATAGCTGACCAGCATTATGTAGTCAACAAAGGTGGGTTGAGTCCTACTAGTCCAGGTGGATTAGTCAATTTAGGTACTTCAAGCAATGTCAAATTAGGCGGAGGTACTACCGGATTTGTATTAGAGACAGACGGCTTAGGTAATTTATCTTGGACCAACAAAGGTACTATTGTTGCTTACATTTCTGATATCACACAAGCTAGTCCTGGTGTTGTAACTACAGAGAGAGAAAACTTTTTTGTTGATGCCGTCAAAGTAACTATTACTGATGTTGACGGAATGACTCAGGTCAATGGAGAAACATATTATATTGACGTATTAAGTTCTACTACATTTGCACTGTATTCAGATCCTAATTTTGACTTTCCAGTAGATACTACTACATTTGGAGCATACACCGGTAATGGTAGAGCCATATGTTATTTAGGCCCAACAGCTACAGCGGCGTTTGGTAGTAACACAACAATTCAATTCAATGATGCTGGTATTCTAAATGGTGAAGGCACATTTACTTTCAATAAAGTAACAGACGTTATGCGTTTGGCAGGTACTGCTGAGATAGCTAATTTAGATGTGACCAGTAATGTTATCAGTGACTTATTACCATCACCCAACGTCACACTAAATTTAGGTAGTTCAACTCAACGTTGGAAAGATTTGTGGTTATCAGGCACTACTATTCATTTAGGTGCACAAGATTTTAGTAGTAATTCTACTCATACACTGGTATCAAATATTTTTATCGCTAATAATTATGTTACAGGTAACTTTAGGCACGGTAATATTACTAATACTAATGCAAATCTTTACACATTAAATGTTTCCGGTAATACTGTTTTAAGTAATCTTGCAGTAGCTAACCTTGATGTAGGACGTGCTAATGCTAATTTTGTAAATATCACG